TCAAGATTGTTGCTGCGAAGGGAGTGAAGTAATGGAACTGCAAGAAAAGGTGAATGTGTTTCTTGACAAACTTCGCGAGTCTGGTGCAATCAATATGTTTGGTGCTGCTCCTTATGTCTCTGATGCTTTTGGTGTCAGCAGGAATGAGGCTAAAGATCTTGTGAAGAATTGGATGCAAACTTTTGCTGAGAGGCATCCACAATAGTTTACTTTTGCCATTTGTTGTAGTATAATAAATGGTATATCGCAAGGAAAGCCCCAATCTTGCGGTATTATTGAAGGGGTATTTTTGTTAAGGTGATTATATGTCTAATGCTCTTGAATCTTTTGTTAGTTATCTTGCTCGCGGCAACACCGTGACATCGCGACAGGTTCGTGCGATGTTTAAGGTTGACAATGCTGCTGACCTTGCGTATCGTGCGCGTAATGAGGGTATCTCGGTTTACACGAACCGTACGACTCTCAGCGACGGCACCAAGACTCTGTCGTATCGCCTCGGCAATCCTTCTGCGCAGTTCGAGAAGTATCTCGAGCGCGGTCAGATTGCTCGTGCGCGCAAGACGCTTTATCGCGACGCCATCAGCGTTCCGATGAATGCCTAATTGTTTAGGCTAAACCGTTCTGGTTTCTGTGGGGGCAGTTCTTGCCCCCACAGTTTTTTGACATTGCAACTTGCTGGATATATAATATCATGAGCAGGAGAAACTTATGACAAAAATTATTATCGCGCAATCTAAAATTGACTGTGAGCATTTGCTAGGACAATTCCTAGATGAATCTCATTTTGATACTGTTATCAATGAAGACACTGATTGCTTTCTGCATAGTGAAGATGAAAGCAATATTGCATTTAAGTTTCGTAAAAACTATTTCAGCAAGCAAGAGCAAGATGCTGCATATACTGGATTGCGTGAAGCAGCAACAGCAACTCAAAATCGTGGACTTGCCGCAGGACCGAAAGGTGAAAAGTGTGGTGGTCGCGAGTGGGTAAATGAATTTCAATTGCGCGTTCTAGATTTCTTCAAGAAACAGACAGAATATTCTGTCATCAAAATTAATATTGCCGAAGAAGTTGCTGCCTTGCGCGAACGATACGCATCCGAAGATTCTTCACGCGGTCTAGTGTGGTTGAGCGCAAAGGTCAAAGAAGATAATTTTGATTTTGAAACTTGGCTTAAGAAAGTTATCAAAATGTCAATCAAAGAGCGCAAGGAAGAAGCACATGGCGTTGAAGAAACATACATCTCCGATACGACATATGCTAATGTCGTCAATTCAGGTATTGCTGGATGGTTTGATCGTTATCCTCGGATTCCTTACGGTCGTGCTACTTCTTATACACAAAATCATTACGACAAGTTTCAGATGGGTTTTCCGTTTCTTCAAACGCTAGACAAGGGATTCAGGGAACTGTTACCCACAAAACATGCCGCTCAACGCGCAGCGGCTGATAAAATTGATCCAGCATTCCTGGTTCCAGGAACTGTGTTTACTACAGTTACAGTAAACAAGACATTCCGAACAGCAGCGCATCGCGATGCTGGTGACTTTACTGAAGGTTTGAGTAATCTTCTTGTTCTATCTAACAATGGCAATTACTCAGGTGGATATCTCGTTCTACCTGAAGTTCGTATCGCAATTAATGTTCGACCAGGCGACTTGTTGCTCGTAAATAACCATGAGTACATTCATGGTAATACGCCAATCGAACTCTTAGATGAGAATGCAGAGCGCATAAGTCTTGTGTGTTATTTGCGCGAAAAGATGCTTGAACTTGGAAGCAAAGAGTATGAAGATCATCGATTTAATTATGTTGAGTGCCGTAGAAAAAACAAAGAGCACCCACTCCAACGCAGATTATGGAACGGAATCAGCCCAGGAATGTGGGATGAACAAGAATGGTATGATTACCTTGAGAAAAATGGTGGGAGAGAAATGGTTGCCAAATACCACCCAGAAGCGTATAATAAAGCATCTACCCTAGAAGATTTGTTTGGATAATTTATGAAAATACTAACTGTTGTTCATGATTTTAATAACTTCGGTGGAATCATATCTCACACCGAGCAATTGATTGCTGGATTTAAAGATCTTGGTCACGAGACCAAATTTGTATATCTACGCAGCACTAAATCTGGTGGCAAGTTTGCTGAGGATTATGACAAAGAAGGCTATGACATCGGTGTTGGAACTGGACTTCCAGTCCATCAAGGAAAAGGTTGGCGCGGCGAGTATCTGTCATTCATCAATGACGAAGATGTAAATCGTTTTGTAAAACTTGCTAACTCATATGACATTGTTGTTTGGCAGTCAATTTTTGGATTTAAGTGCCAGGATTCTGAGAAAAAGCAATCATGGTTGAAGATGTTTACGGAAGTAAACGCGAAGCATGTCATCATTGTACATGATGGTAATCTTCGTAAGAACTATCCTTGGATTCATCATCTTCGTAAGCATATTGCTGGTCTCGCATGCGTGCATCCGAGCGCATACAACCAAGCTGGTGTTATGGAAATTCCGCGCAAATTAATCTTGAATCCACAAGAAATCAATACAGTAACACCAACACCATTTAACAATCGTAAAAATGAGATCTTCTCTCTTCAAACCTTTAAGCGATGGAAGCGTGTTGACGATTTGGTCGCCGCAGTCCCTTATATCAATGGTAAGGTAATTGTTGCTGGTGATGGCATTGAGCGTGCGTACATGGCTTCGAAGGATAAGTGTAAGCCAGAATATTATTGCACAGTTGACCGTGACCCACAAGCAACTTCTGATAGAATCAACAAACCTATTTGGGCAAACGCACTAAACAATGGTATGGATTATATTGGATTTGTGTCAGAGCAAAAGCGTGATGAGATCTTAGATGGAGTGAAATTTTTGTTAGATCCATCATGGTCTAGAACTTATGGTGAACATTTCAATCGTGTAGTTGTTGACGCTATGCGACGCGGTGTTGTTCCCATTGCTCGTAACCTTGGAATTTCTGACAATGAAGAGGGTGACGGATTCTTCAAACCAGGTGTCAACTACTTGATGATTCCATGGAATGCCACTCCAAAACAGTTTGGGGATCTGATTAACAATTGGCTAAACATGAGTGAGGCTGAGTATAATAAGATCGTTGATACCAACTTCAAAATGATTCAACAATTTGATCGCAAGAATATTGCTAACGAATACATTGAACTTGCAAATGGAGTTGCTAGCACTGAAACTGGCAAGTATGATAGCAATTTAGATAACACGGTTGATGCAGTTTGGTGTGATCATTTTGGTTTTGATGAAAAACTTAATGCATCTTCAACGCTAGATGCTATGTTTGGTTAACTATATAATATGTTGATTTGAATTTTTTACTCTGGAGTTAATATGCAATTAGAAGTAAAAGTAGAAGAGTTACGAAAGAATAAACTTTTCGTAGCAACACCAATGTATGGTGGTATGTCGCATGGTATGTTTGTAAAGTCTTGTCTAGACCTTCAAACTGTTTGTGCTCAATATGGTATTGAAGTGCGTTATTCATTCATCTTTAATGAATCGCTAATCACTAGAGCGCGCAATTATCTCGTAGATGAATTTCTTCGCGCAGAAGATTTCACGCATCTATTGTTCTTAGATGCTGATATTCATTTCGATCCACGAGATGTGATTGCGCTTCTTGCTCTCGACAAGGATGTTATCGGCGGACCATATCCAAAGAAGTCCATTAAGTGGAACTCTATAAAAGAAGCAGTAAAGAAGAACCCAGATATCGATGCTGGTGAATTGGAAAAGGTTGCTGGCGACTTCGTGTTCAATCCTGCACCTGGCACCGAGAAGTTCTCAGTTGCTGAGCCAATTGAAGTTCTTGAGATTGGCACTGGCTTTATGATGGTGAAGCGTCATGTGTTCGACAAGTTCCGTGAAGCCTATCCTCAACTTCGTTACAAGCCAGACCATGCTGGTCAAGCAAACTTCGACGGTTCGCGTTACATCCATGCATACTTTGATACAGTGATTGATAGCAAGGAAAACGGTGGCTTCGGTTCAGATCGTTACTTGTCTGAAGACTACATGTTCTGCCAGTGGTGGCGTCGTTTGGGTGGTGAGATTTGGCTCTGCCCTTGGATGCGTACACATCATATCGGCACCTATGCATTTACTGGTGATATGCCAGCCGTTGCTAATTATGTTGGAACACTTTAATATTTTATGATTGTTGGATTGGTCGGTCAAATTGGAGCAGGTAAAGGTACAGTTGCAGATCTTTTGGTAGATCGTCATGATTTCTTCAAAGAGAGTTTTGCAAATAGCGTCAAAGATGCCTGTGCCTCGATCTTCGGTTGGAATCGTGCCATGCTTGAGGGTGATACTTTAGAATCCCGAGCATGGCGCGAACAACCAGATGTATGGTGGTCAGAAAAACTCGGTCGTGAGTTCTCACCAAGATTAGCACTCCAGTTAATGGGCACAGAGGCAGGTCGTGATGTATTTCACCCTGACCTCTGGGTTCATACTGTGTTGCGTCGCTGCGAACAGGCTCCTTACAATAACTATGTGATTGCTGATGTTCGTTTTCCAAACGAGATTAATGCAATCGTAAAGTCTGGTGGTAAGGTTGTTCGTGTTCGTCGTGGTGAAGATCCAGAATGGTTTGCACTTGCTCGCGAGTGCAATATCTATAACAAACAAGAAATAATGCGCAATGCATATCCAGAAGTTCATTATTCAGAATGGGCTTGGGTTGGTTCACATTATGATATTGTGATGGATAATAATTGTTCGTTAGATGAGTTGACCGTGAGGGTTGACAAGTTGGTTGATTCGTTATATAATAATCGTGTTGAAGCAAATGAGGTCGTTAATTATGAAACTTTCTGAAGATACAGTGCAAGTCCTGAAGAACTTCTCAGGCATCAATCAAAGTCTCCAGTTTAAGGCTGGCAAAACTTTGAAGACAATTTCCCCGCTCAAAACAATTTTCGTCGAAGCAACCGTTGGTGAAGACTTCCCGAAAGAGTTTGCGTTGTATGATCTAAACAAACTCTTGGCAAAAGTTTCCTTGTATAAGGATGCTGACTTGGCGTTTGATGATGATAAGATTAACATCAGCGCAAACAAGAAGTCGGATTACATCAAGTATTGTTCGCCAAAGGTTATTGTAACTCCACCTGAGAAGGCAATCACATTTGGTGAGCCTGATTGTTCATTCAGTCTTTCGCAAGAAGATCTTGACTGGATGCGCAAGAGTGCTGGCATCTCTGGTTCGCCAAACTTCGTATTTGAGAGCGACGGTTCTACTATTCACTTCATTGCTACAGATGTGAAGGATGATTCCGCTGACCAGTCCAAGGTTGAGATTGGAACAGTCGAGAATGGTAAGGAATTCAAGGTTGTAATGAAAGTCGAAAACTTCAAGTTGCTTGATGGTTCGTATGATGTTGCGATTGCTAAGAAAGGTCTTGCTCGATTCAAGCATAAGACCGTTGACATCACTTACTTTATTGCAATCGAAGCCGCAAGTTCGACGTTTGGAGAGGAGGAATGATATGAATGAGGTTAAAATTAATTTTCTAGACTCAGAATTACCTGAAGAAAATACGGTTGTAGATTTCGATAAATGGTCTACTGACATTGTAGAAAAGCAAGAACTATTGGTTAAAGCTGAAGACTCCCTCAATCAATACAGCAATCAACCAAGCAATCGATATAAAACTGCACCTAAAATTGTGGTCGGAGCAGGAAAGTATCTCAGCGATGTATTGGCTGGGTATATGACTGAACCTGCAGCATTTTATGATGGTAGTACATTACTTGCTCTTACCAAGTATTGTATGACCATCGAAGAATTCAAAGAAATCGTCGAAAGTAAAAATGCTTCTGGCGCGAAAGTTTTCCTGTATATGGCTATATGGTATCCTGATTACTACATCTTTAACGATGAAGAGCCTCTTACAGCACCAGAATATATTTCTGGATTTTGGTGCGTCCGTTACGCAGTCGTAGAGGGAGTCTAAAACTATGACACTTGATAAAGCAAAAGTTCTAGGATGCCTTCAGGAAATCTCAAACTCACTTACTCGTATTGAAGCAGAGCGCGATCTTATTAAAGAGATCCTTGAGAAAATGCAAGACGAATGTGAGATTCCAAAAAAGTTGAGCCGTAAACTGGCGAAAGTTTACCACAAGCGCAACTATGAGGAAGAAGTTGCTGAGCAGAGCGACTTTCAGACTATCTATGAGAATGTGGCTAAATAAAAACTTGGGGTGCAACTGTTCTTGTTGACAGCACAATCCGCCAGACTGCCGCTGTGAGGGTTCACCTCCTCCACCCCATCTTCTCTTCGGAGTTATATTATGCATAAAGATGATTTAAAATTAGGAATATTCATATTCCTAGTCGTGTTTATGGTAGTTGCTCTTGTCAACTCCATCTACCTTTGGCTTCCCGCCTCTGTCCCTCCAGTTCTTTTGGTTGTAGGTATTGGGTTATATTCAATTTGGGAGCACAAATATGGCAACAAGGCGTAATTTTTTCAAGTATCTTGGTCTTGCTGGTGGTGTTGCTGGTGGTGGCATTGTAGCCGCTGCTGCTGTTCTTCCTGATGCCGAGAAGTGCGAAGCAATAAAAGAAATTCAAGCCGCTGGTTACAATGGTAAGTTGACAATGGGCACTGAATACGGTCAACTTGCACCATCAGATGGCACTATCAGTTGTGGTCCAAAATTTGTTCCAGGAACACAAAAGCATGTAACCGCAAGTGTGACCGTCGGTCCTGATGGCGAGATGTACTTGATGACAAACGGAAAATGGCGACGGATTGTCACAGAGTAATGAATTTGTATAAATAGAGATGTCCCTCGCGGAACGGCAATTCCCAGGGACCCTAATACTGCAAAGGAGTATCAGCATGTCTATTTATCACAAACATCACATTATCCCGAAACATATGGGCGGAACTGATGATCCGTCTAATCTCGTTGAACTTACAATCGAAGAACACGCAGAAGCGCATCGAAAGTTATTCGAACAATATGGGCATTGGGAAGATGAACTTGCGTGGAAGGGATTATCTGGATCTGTAGGTAAAGAAGAAATTATTTTGACTAAGATTGTGAAGGCTAATCTTGGCAAAAAAGATTCAAAAGAAACTAGAAAAAAGAAAAGTGACGCTCAAAAAAGAATAGGTAACATTCCACCATCGCCGTTAGGTAGAAAAGATAGTGACTCTACAAAAGAGAAAAAAAGATTAGGCAGAATAGGAAAAAAAGCATCTGCTGAGACCATTGAAAAATTGAGAAATTCTCATATAGGTCAAAAAGCGTGGAATGCTGGAACTATTGGAGTTATGAAACCCAACAAGGGATCATTTCAAGTTGGGTATAAACATGATAATGAAACAAAGAAAAAACTTTCTAGTAGAAAATGGATTACTGATGGCGTGAATAATATTTTTGTGCCTGAGCATAAACAAGTCGGAAACTGGATTCCGAATGGATATAGGTTAGGAAGAACAAAATATTGGACAAGATAAGTTATATAATGGAGAAATGTAATGCTACATGATGATATACAAGTGAATGATGGATCTCAATTTCTCTGGACAGAAAAATATAGACCAAAAACAGTTGAAGAATGTATATTACCAGATGAACTGAAGAAAACTTTCCAGTCATATGTTGATAGAAAAGAAGTTCCGCATCTACTTTTGTGTGGAACTGCAGGCACAGGTAAAACAACCATTGCAAAAGCCATGTGCGAAGAAATTGGATGCGACTATTTGGTAATAAATAGTTCTGATGAAGCTGGTATCGACACATTTAGAACCAAGATCAAAAACTACGCCAGTGCAATGTCTCTTTCTGGCGGAAAAAAGGTAATTATTCTAGACGAAGCTGATGGCTTGAACCCAAATAGTGTGCAACCTGCTATGCGTGCGGCGATGGAAGAGTTTGCGCATAACTGCACTTTCATCATGACTTGTAACTTCAAGAATCGAATCATTGAACCGTTGCATAGTCGATGTGCTGTAATTGAATTTAAATTGCGTAAGGAAGATAAGCCAAAGATGGCGATGGCGTTCATGAAACGTGCATCAGAAATTCTTACAGGTGAAAAGATTCCGTTTGATAAAGCAGTGCTGGCTGAAGTTGTCAAAAAGCACTTCCCAGATTATCGTCGTGTTCTAAACGAACTGCAGCGTTACTCTGTCAGCGGTAAGATTGATTCTGGCATTCTTACCAGCATCGCTGATGTTTCAATCAATGAATTGGTCACTTCTTTGAAAGATCAAAACTTCAGCGCAATGCGTAAGTGGGTTGCTGATTTTGGTAGCGATGACCCTGCAAAGATCTATCGTAAGATCTATGATAGTCTGTATGACATTATGGATAAGTCCACCATTCCGAATGCTGTTTTGATTCTCGCCAAGTATCAATACCAGGCAGCGTTTGTCGCTGATCAGGAACTGAACCTCACCGCATGTCTAACTGAAATGATGGTTGAGTGCAAATTTAATTAATGAGAAATTATATTATGAGTAAAGTGAAAAAGAATAAACTTTTTTATAGAAAGAAGCATATTCCTAGAGTGTCTAGAATTATTCCTCTAAATTCTGTTGAAGAAGTAAACACCATTTATGGGTTAAAAGAAGTTGTGTTGACCAAAGGCTGTGCAGTTTGTCAAACAATTCAGCCTCTTGGTAATTTTTATGCTAAAGCAAAAAATAGTCGAAAAAATAAAACAGCAGAAGAGTTAACTGCTAAAGATATGGAATGGATGTGCATTGTTTGTTGGGATGACAGAAAACCCAAACAACGAAAAGAAAAAAAGCATAGAACAACAGTTGTTGAGTTCTTTAAACGTGGCTGACCTATTCAAAGAGATTATCCCGTCTATTCTACAGACGAAAGAGTATGCTCTCCTGACTGAGCAGGATGAGAAGTCATATTCTGCATTTATGGTGAACCGAGCACTCTCGTATCACAGAGATACTGTTCTCTGGGCGAACGAGATGAATAAGTTTTCGACTCTGGACAATAAACTCAAATATGATTTTCTCCTAAATATTGTTAGAGCCCAGAAACGCCCATACAGTAAATGGCACAAAAAGGCTCAAAGCAGTGATTTGAATGTCGTAAAAGAATATTATGGCTACTCCGATGCGAAAGCAGAAGAAGCATTAAAGATTCTGTCTCCCAGTCAAATCACCGCTATGAAAAAACAATTATATAAGGGTGATTGACCATGGTCGAAAAATTAGTAGAAGTCACATTAGAAAAGCAAGACGACTTCCTCAAGGTCCGCGAAACTCTAACGCGCATCGGTGTCGCTGCAAAGAACGACAACATTCTCTATCAGTCTTGCCATATCCTTCATAAACAAGGTAAGTATTACATTGTTCATTTCAAGGAACTCTTTGAACTGGACGGTAAGCCATCCAATATGTCAGACAATGACATTCAGCGTCGTAATACGATTGCGAATCTAATGGCTGAATGGGGTTTGGTGAAACTTGTTAATGCAGATAAGACAAAGGATAACGTCGCACCATTAAGCCAGATCAAGATTCTTCCTTTCAAAGAGAAGAATGATTGGCAATTGGTTTCCAAATATACAATCGGGAAGAAAAAGAAGGAAGGTTAATTTATGCTTGTGATGAATGTGTATAAACTTCGTGATGATATTGAACTTCCAACATACGGTACGACTCTCGCAAACTGTTTTGATTTATCATTTCAGCCAACATCAAATGTTGTAAATGGATACGATTCATTCAATTCACCAGTTGAACGAAGTGTAAATATTGACACTTCGCTGTCGTCCAGCGAAGTGTTAATCTATCCTAGCGATCGTTTGTTGATTCCTACTGGATTGATTTTCAAGGTCGAACGATATGTTACGATTGAAACATTCGCAGATATTACAAGACACGATTCAGAATTGCCGCTACAGAACTACAGCATTCGCCTTCATCCTCGTTCAGGACTTTCGCTTAAGAAGGGATTGATTCTAGCAAACTCAGAAGGTATTGTTGATGTTGATTATCAAGAAGAAGTGTTTGTGCTTTTGACCAATGTTTCCAAGATGGTTCAAACTATTCGCAAAGGCGATCGTATTGCTCAAGCAGAAATCACAACCAATCAACCATTTGCGTTTAAAGTGTTGACAACAAGACCAGAAAAACATTCAGAAAGATCTGGTGGATTCGGTTCTACTGGTGTTTCTTCTAATCCTCCTTCAATTGAGGAATGGAAAGTCAACGGACCAACGAATTTTGGCTAAATAGTCTTTGGATGCCCGTTTGGGTCCATAACTATAAACTTGCTTATTAAAGGAGTTACAAAATGACTAATATCACTACAAGACTCGATCGCCTTCTTCCAACCGCTCTTGGGTTTGAGAATGC